TCTAGATGGTATTACTTGGAGTTCGAGAACAATACCTCAGGGAACTGAAACAGAAATAGACGTGTCAACTCTATCGTTTACTACACCTATCTATATTTCACCTCCTGCAAAAGTCAAGCGCCTTGGTGTAATAACAGACATTGTAAGTAGAATCCACAATTCCAAGCAGGAATTGATAGATGCTACTACAGACATAGACTTTTCTCTGCCTGAAGGCGATGCTGATATAGAAACAGAACTGTTTGTTAATGAATCAGGTGACATAGAACGTGCTACCACAAGAAAAGACTACGACACAGAAGAATCTGTGCTCGCAATTCTCAAAACCACTTATCAGAATATTGATTTGTTGGTTTTGAATAATACTCTACAGTTGGTTAAGAATGGCACAGTAGGTGGAATATCGTGGTGGCAGTTCCTAGAAGCGTTTCTCTTCAAGTTCGAAGAAGGTATTTCTACTATACGATTACAGCGTTCGGATCTACCAACGGAAATTGTCGGTACACTTGCTGTCTCTACAGATGACACAGTTGCGCAAGTAAACTGGGACGAAGATTCGATTCCTACTGATACTGTGATTACCAGTAGTTTAGGTCCAAGATCTAAGATAGATTATATCATTGATCCTCAAAAATCCAATCCCCAAAATTTGAATTTGAGTGCTAATCCGAGAATTTTGATACTGGAGTCAATTGGCAATAGCGAAAATACCGACGGGGCCGACGCTTGGAAGAATCAAGACGGATCAGACTTTACGGCTACTGCTAATGATATTATAGAATGGACAGGAACAGAATGGCAAATAGTGTTTGATTCTACTGACAATGATTCCACACTAATTCCTGTATATACTACAAATCTCAACACCGGTGTTCAGTACAAATTTGAAAATTCTGAATGGCGCTTGTCGTTCGAAGGCGAATATCCAAACGGTACTTGGCGCATAGAATTTTAACATATATATTTTAATGAAAAACATTGTTTGTTCTGGAGCATTATTCTATGCCCTAGATACTGAAAGATTCTTATTTCTTCATAGAACACAAGGCAAAAAAGCAAACGTGTGGGGAATCGTCGGCGGTACAAACGAAGAAGCCGAAACTCCTTGGTTATCACTTAAAAGAGAAATTTTTGAAGAAATAGGCGAAAGAGAAATTATAAAACCTATTCCACTTGAAACTTTTGTGTCAACTGATAAAAAATTTTGTTTTCATACATATGTATGTTTTGTAAAAAAAGAATTCATTCCGTTGCTAAATCACGAACATAACGGTTACTCGTGGGTTACATACGGAAAATGGCCTAATCCATTGCACTACGGATTAAAAAATACCTTAGCAAAAAAATATAATAGAGATAAGCTAGAAACAATTTTTGAAATAACGGAGCTCTTGAAAAATGACAACGAACGATGATCTACAAATGCTAGGCACTGTGCTAGATGATGCTCTTGAAACAGAAATAATAAGAATAATCTATAAAGACGGAAAAACAGACTTGTTTACTAGAATTGAGGAAAAGGTGAAAGGAGAAGAACCACCGATTCTGTCTCCTAATACTGTTCCTGCTTATAATATAAAGTCTGAAGAATGGGAAATTATAATGCTAGAACGAATTGATATAGCAGAAGCTGTTTAATCTAAGTGCTGTTTGATTAAATTTTCAACCTTTTCGAACTGACTGTAATATTGTTCGGCTACGTCTGACAAATCAATGCCTCTTTTTTCTCTTCGACCTTTTGATAACGATTTATCATTATACTCTTGAGCATAAGTACGAAGTTTTTTAATCTCTTCCCAAAGATTTTCTGATTCAATTTGTGCTGCTTGACTTTGAAAAGATTGCATTGTTGTGTAATAATCTTTGTCTTTATACCATATACCGGCCACTGTTTTCTCCTTAACCCTGACTTTCTGTCCAACTTATTCTAGCAAAAATTGCTTCGGTTTGACCTGTGATATTTCTAGCATTAATTGTAAGAACATCAGGACCGTCAGGATAAATGTTATTACCGCCTAAAATAGAATTACCAAGTTCTCGAATCTGACCAATGTTTCTTTCTGTAACAGAGAATCTACTATCACCCTGTTCAGAGAAGAAAGAGAACACTTGGTCGCCTGCATCCGGTAATGGAGTAGTTCCTACAACAGAATGATCTAGATACTGCGTGATAGATCCGTTACCTGCAGGCTGCCAGTTATTGTCATTCAAGAACAAAGTAGTTTCCGAATTAATACGCACTGATATTTCAAAAATACCAGTTGTAATAACACCTATCTGTTGAAGAATTACGGCAGATCTGTTAATTAGGTTTCTTACGCCGAAAGGTCTTCCTATACCATTGTCAACAGACGGTGCTAGCCTAATACTAACAATAGGTCTTGTTTGTCCTGTACCTACGATTATAGCAGTTCTATTTAAACCGGTAAACAGATAGGATTTATCTGTGTCAAATCTACCGTCCATTATTACCGAGACACCCCAGTGACTTAGTGCTGGGCCGCAATTGCCGTTAAAACTAAAAACAGTATCTCCAACGTCGGCTGTTGCATTAGATGTAAGACCAAACTCGTTTCTAGCATCTACGTTAAACGTAGTCACATTGCCTGATTGAGGTCCTTTCGTATACTTAATAATTTCATAATTGATAGATGCTCTGCCTTTTGCTGGAAATTTTGCAGCATCTTGGTTAGACATTTCAAATGTGGTTGACCCTGTTGTAATCCCTGCAGTTAATAATCCCTTCTCAGGTATTGTACTAATTTCAAACCTACCCGGAAGGTTTCCTGATCGCATATAAGCTTCTGTGCGAGTGTTATTATTAGGTTCTTCGTGACAGTAGATAATTGTACCATCTAGACCTCTCATTCCCCAACGTACTTTACCTGCACCATACCAGGAATAATCAATAAATATCATCTGCATTCGTAATGAGTTGAACACAAAACCGCTCGGTCCGGATCCGTCTAATTTGTCTAGATTAAAATCAGACCTAAATGTTTGTCTTTCAACTACTTTGTTAAAGCGTACATTGTTTTCAGTTTGCGTTCGTATATCAGGCTGTACAACCATAGTTTCGTTGTCGGCGATACTAGTGATCTTGTATGTGCAGCCTTTAATTACAATGTAGTCACCGACTGCTATCTGCGTAAGGAATTTAGTATCAGTACCTGTAATTGCAGATGAGTTCTGATTCAAATTTAAGGTACCTGTCAACTGCTGTGTAGATGCTCTTATAACAGCACTTAATTCTTTTCCGTTATATTCATAATAAATGCCGTTTTGCTCATCAAACATACCATCTCTGACTGCTGCGTCTCTGTATTCTACAACACCTACTCTTCCTATACCGCCAGGAGCAAAATCTGTTATAGACGGGTCTATACGAATAGTTAAACTCTTAGGCCCGACAACATTCACTACCCTGTAAATACCATTATACAAAGAAGGACCTGAAGCAACTGTTAGACCAGAAATTTCTATTAATGCACCTGCTCTATATTCATCAGGTTGAGCAAATCCGTGTTCTGAATCAAGATCAATGTTTAATTCATAGAAAGGAAAGTTTACCGGATCAAAGACGTTTGTTGTTACAGACAATCTTAGAATGTCATAAGTCGGTGAAACAAGAACACCAGTGGAAAATTGAATACCTTTACCTGACTGATAACGAAAATACTTACGTGTCTGTCTAATAATTTGCGTGTTAGGAGCCGGCGATCCTGGCTTAATTTGCACGCCGCCGTCTACATATCTATGCAAACCTACAGCCTCGGATCTGACATATACTTCGGTCGCAGATGTGCTTATAGTGTTGTTGTCATTAAATAGTTCAACCGAGTCTGTTCTATATTCTACTTCTGTGGCAGAATTTACTGCAACCAGTTCAAAGGATCCTATATACGGTTGATCATTTTGATTATTATCTACTACATAGATTCTCTGTCCAGGGAAAAAATTATGAGGACTTGTAAAACTTATCCTAGCATTAGTAGTTCCAGACACTCGATTTACACCTGTAATAGGTATTGCTGCGCCTGTGAAGAATCCGCCTGTATAGATAGTTGTATATTGGGTGTTATAACTGCCTTGAACTAGTTGTCGAGCAGTAACAATAATAGACCTTGTGTTATTTACGGCTTTTACAAGATAAGAACCGTCAACTTCTGCTCCTGCACTTTCTCTTATTACAATCGGCTGTCCTACAAAGAAAGGGACAAGAGGATCGACATTTACATCTATCTGTAGATCGCGTGCAGAGCCGGTTGATGTGATCAATCTGAACGAATCGCCTGCTGATGGTGTGCCCGGCGATTCTGACAGGTATGCTGCGTTCACGCCGTCGCCTACTACAGGAGCAGCGCCTACAGTAGAACTAGAACTTACTTGTTCATAGTGCAGATCGATAACATTACTACCGGATGACAGGTGTAATTCCCATACGTGTAATATAGAATTTTGATTACCAAAATCTGATCCTTCCCAGCGAATTATAAAAGTTCCGCCTACAGTTCCGGTGTAGAGTTTCATCAGTGCTCTGTCGCCTGGAAGCATATTGATATGCGGGAACGGCGGATCATTACCATCAAAGCCACTAAACTGGCTAGCACCACCGCCGAAGGTAAAGTAACCATTTGTTCCTACGTATACTGAATTCCAGAACTGTCCTAAAAATTCAATCGAAAATGGCAAATTAACAATATAGTTCGCATCGTCAGAATATCCTGTAGGACCAAAATTTCTAATTAAATTCAATCCAGATCGGCCGTTTACAGCAGATGCTAATGGACTGATAGAAGCAGTAGCGGATCCTGCCGAAACTGCTCCTATGTTTGTTATTTCGTCAGCAGTAAATGCTGGTTCGTTTGCTTTAGAAAACACCGACGGAATGTTGTTAACAAGTTCAACAGTTTCCCATTTAGTACCCTGGAGAGAATATTCAAAGTCAGTGTCTATTAGAGATTCTGGATTAGATACTCTTAGTTTTTCAACCGGGTCTTGGTATGTAGGATGAGGTTGAATAAACTGATTGTCATCTTCGTAGAATATTTGAATTTTATCAGTAGGATTCATCCTAGTTGTATCAGCATATAACGTAATTGTAGTTTCGTTAACAGGTTGCTGCTGGTAAATTGCTTTTACAATCTTCGTAGGGTCAGCAAAAGCATAAATTACTTCGCCAAACGTTTGGTTGTTAATAAGCAGCAACTTTTTAGCATCATAGTTACCTATAAGCGTAATTTTTCCTTTCGTGCCTGTTGGGGCAACTTCCGCAGGTAGATCGCCTAATCCGTTAGCAATAACATTGTTTAAACTAGTTAACAACTCGTCTACTCTAGTGTCAGCACCTGATTCTGCAGGGAAGCCTACTACTTTTATTTGATCTATATCTGTTTGATAGACAGGAGTAACTGTAGTATTAGTAAAAAGAAAGTTATTAATAAGGTCTATTACATATTCGTAGGTTGCAATTTCTGGTTCTCTATCGCCGTCAATTTGAGGAATATTTCCTGACCAGTAAAAAGATGATATCTGACGTATATTAACATTACCGTTATATCTTAGATCTTCGATAAGAGCATCTAATACGTATCCAGCATCTCTTTCACATTTCTTTTCGTTGTAGGTATAGTTTTGGAAAGGTGGTATATTATTAGCAACCTGATTTGCAATAAACCCTACTATATTTTTTCTTATGTATTCTTTATTGTCCTCTAGTAATTTTACAGCATTAGGAAATGCGTTAAAATTTTGGTTTACACCTGGTGTGAATTCATAATTATAAATCTGTTTCTTAGCCATTTTTCTTTAACCTCTATAGGACTGTAGCGTAGATAATTGCCTGTAAGGTAGCAGCACCTGCTCCTGAAATTTGTGTACCATTGGAATAAATATCTCCTGCATATAGATTACCTGTTATACCTACACCGCCTCTAACTACTAGTGTTCCGGATATGTCGCTTAACGCAGGTACGTTTCCATTTATTTGTACTGTGCTTTGTTCATTGTCTAAACCTGCACCAAATATAACTCTCCCACCATATTCTGCTAATCTAATAATACCGTTTGCATCTACCTGTATTTTTGGTATACCAGCAACATCGTTAACTCTGTATATTGTATCTTCGTTGTTATTTGTTATTGTTAACAACTGTCCTGCGGATGCACTAACACTAAGAGTGCCAGACTCAAATGGTTGCGCTTTTAGAGAAATCTCCTGTCCTGCTGTAGCAGAATCGGCTCCACGAAACACAATTTCTGGATCGTCTGTTGTGCTTCCTACATTTGGTGTTATAATTATATTTTTGTCTGTATTTGCCATAATATTTGTTACGTGTATTTATTAAAGTTTTTGAATGAATACGGATCCTGGATTCATTATAGTTCTAACATTACCTAAAAGTTGAGCAGATGTGTTAGTTGCACTAGAAGTAATAAACGATCCTCCGCCGCCGCCGCTAAAAGGAGAAGAATTTCCAGATGCTCCGCCTGAATAGCCGCCTCCGCCGCCGCCCCAGGTATTTGTGCATCCGCCTCCGCCGCCGAAGCCGCCTCCTCGATTGCCGCCTTGCCCGCCGTTTACAAAAGCAATACCAAAAACGCCAGGATATGACGAAGATTGGCTAGATTGACCGTCACCTAGTAATCCGGCGCCTCCGCCGCCGTTGCCGGTTCCGCCATTGCCGTTTGTACCTTCACCGCCGGGGTTTTGCGAAGGGTTTCCGCTAGTAGTTAAACTTGCGTCTATAGTTGCAGACGGTT